AATAGTTAAAACTGTATAATCATCCGACCTACCTAAGTCAATCCCTGCATAAAGGCTAGACGTATTTACAGACGTTTTAACGCATTCTTGTATATTTCTGAATACACTACTCCCATTGTCTAAGAACTCTGCTAAATACTCTTGTTTAAAAACGTGGTCTGGTAAGTTCCTTTCTGCTTCTCTTATTTCTTCTGGATCAATAAATGGGTTATCGTATGAGCTGCCTCTGAAACTTATATAATTGCTATTGTGTTCGGCTAGGTTAAACAAATTATAGAATTGATTTTTGCCCTTTGGAGTGGATAAGATTAAAACCTTTTTACCCCTTACTAATACGGTAGCTTTTAAGACTTCATTCCATGCCTCAGGTTTAAAGAATGCGAACTCATCACAGATAAGAGCATCAAAAGTTTCTCCTCTAATAGAGTCGTATGCTTCTGCCGAATAGAACTGTATTACAGAGCCATTGTTAAACTCAATAACTAAATCGCCTCTGTTTACTCCTATAACGTATATGCAATCAGCTAGAGCTTTTGCAATCTCTTTAAATACTTTCTTAGCTTGTTTGTAAGTTGGAGATATCCATCCTACTTTCCAGTTCTTGTTTTCCAATCCCCACTTGGCTGCTTGATTCTCTGCAAATAATGTTTTACCAAACTGTCTGCCGATTGAAACAATGCAATATTTTATATCTGTTTCTAAGGCTTCGTGTATTTCCCTTTGTTTAGGGTGTGGCTTGTATAGTTTTATGTTCCCCACTCAGTCGTATGCGTTGTGTCTTTTATTTCAACGTGGCTGTCTACTGTTTCTTTTGGTTTTCCAAATACTCTGTCCATTAAAGTCTCCATAGAGTACAAAGATCCCTTTGTTATGCTTTTCCTGATTGCTCCTGCTACAGTTTTTTCTAGTGCTGTTGCGTTTGTATTCTCAAAAGCATCTTGAAGCTCCTCCATGTTCATTGCCATCATTGCTAGTATGCAATCCCTAACCTCTGACATTTTATATCCAGAATCAGTTAATGTACTTACCCACTTCTTTGGCCTTCCTTTTGGGTTTCCGCTTTGTCCTTTTTTAAAAGGTATTAAATTATCTTCTTTAGCCATTTATGTATTTTTATATTTTTTTACGTTAAACTCAAAATTAAAAGTTTTAACACCGCCCTCTCTATAACCTCCTACTCCAAATTTCCCTCCTCGTATTCCTTTATTTCTAGCCATATTTCCCCCTGTTTTCATCTTACCCATTAATCTTTTAGCACCAATAAAAACCCAATCTTTATTTTTTATCATTTGCTTGTAAATTGGCAAAGATGAAAATTTAGCCATTATTCTATAATCATATTTTCTAGCCATTATAATAGAAGTTTCATTTATTAAAGACAAACCCAATCCAAACCCTTGATAATCTGGATGGATGACAGTTCTGTTTGAATGAAATATTTTTTTTTTGGTTTTATTTTTATATGGAACGTAGTTAGCAAAACATTGGAAACCTATTTGGTTGCCATTTATAAATAAGCCAAATAAATGTAATTTTCCACCAGGCAAGTTACTACTTAAATAATGATATTTGCTAAAATATCTCCATGTTTCTCTTCCGACTTCTTTAATCTCAAATTTAAGTTTTTCTTTTCTGTATTTTTTTTTTGCTTCGTGTTTCTCGAAGTGTTGCTTATTACAATCTAAAACCCAATCTGGATTAAGCCATTCTTCTATATCATAATGACAACTACAAACAATTATTTTCTTTTTAAATTTTCTAGCAAACTTTTGAAGCGAATGGCTCATGATTTTAGCCACTTGTCTATCTACAACGCTTGTCCATTCATCTATCAAAACCACATCTTTTTCTATAGATTTACTCATTAATAAAGCCGCTTCAGCCCTTGCTTTTTGACCGTTGCTTAATGTTTTTACAGGTCGAACCCAACAAGGAACAGAAGTTAGTCCTATTCCACTTAATATTTTAGCACATTGATTGTAGTCCATAGAGTCATGAAATTGCTCTATTATTGGTAAATTTTCATCTAACGCAGTTTTAAAACAATCATCGCCAAACAGATGCTTTGATATTGTTGTTTTTCCGCTACCAGAAGCTCCCACTATTAAACCTATATTGTAATCACTTTCTAAATCAACATTTTTAACTTGTAAAGTGTGAATTGACTTTTTATTAATATCAATGTCTAAACTATTACAAGCTAATTGAGTCTTAAATGTTTTAAATATTTCTGATTTTATTGTAAATTTTATATCCATTAGTTTACTATTTTAACTTCGTAATTTCTACTCTTTAACTCATTAAATAATTGAGAACATTCTTTTTCTGTTTCAATTTGAATGTTTAAAAACCACAACATTTCATCTTGGTAATCTTTTAATTCTTGATCTTCTAATTGTTTATGTTCTTCCATTTCTTTGTTACTATCCCAAACATCTAACCCCCATTCATTCAGTTGAGCATTATCCCATTCATTAGCTAACATATCCCAGTCCCATTCACCAAAACCTGAGTTATCTTTTATTACAAACTCTCTCTGTTGTTCCTCTGTTAATTCGCTAGCTTTAATGATAAACACTTCTTTTAATCCTGCCTCTTTACAAGCCTTTAATCTCATGTTTCCTCCTAGTACAATCATATCTTCGTTGACTACAATAGGTCGGATCTTAAGCATCTCTGGAAACTCTTTAATGGAGTTAACTAGCTTTTTAAACTTATCATCTTTTATTAATCTAGGGTTGTTCGGGTTATTTTTAACCTTGCTTATTTTTACTTGTTCAATCTTATCCATGAAATTCTGTTTTATCTATTTTAAATTTTCCTACTCCATTCTCATTAAAAGAACAGATAATATACTTCTTAGTCTCGTGACTTATGTATATCTTTTTATCTTTATATGTGTAATTTTTGCTCCAGTCCATTTCTTCATATTCTTTTACCATTCTGCTCTATTCTATTTCTGTTTAACATCTGTTCGTTTATCTCGCAATTATTTACTACCTGAAATATAAAGTTACTGGGTAAGTATTTCCACCTCTGTATAAGTGAGGCATACTGTAGAGCTTTATAGTGTTTTCGTTTAATCTTCATATTTCTTTTTTAATACAATATAGCAAATAACAAATAGTGCTAATATCCAACTAAATAATGCCATTTCTTTCATTCCTCATATAAATTAATAAAATATACCTCGCCTTCTGTTTCTATTGTGGCATTGGCTGCCCATATCGTAATATAACCGTTCATGTACTCCGTTACCATGTAGAGTTGACCGTCCTCATGCACTTCTAAACAATAACTATATACGTTCTCCTCCATACTCCTCAACTAGCCTATTATAGCCTGCAATCATTCTTTGATAATATCTCTGTTTACATATTCCACAGCCTAGATTCAATCTTATGTTTTTATCCTCCTCTATGTACTTTAAAAATAATGCAGCTATTGCCTTGTTTATATTAGGATCTCTACTAATAGCATTTAGTTTCTTGTAGGCTTTCAAATATGGCAAGTAGTCTTTTATCTCCTCAAATAATGGATGCTCTTGTTTTATCCCCGTAAATGGTGTTAGCTCCTCTATTCCATGCGCTACGTCTGGCATCGCATCTAGCCACTCTAATAGAACAACTTTAGTCATTCCTTTGGTGTTTATTCCTAGCTTAGTTGCATAGCTCTTTAAAGCTCCCCATTTTAACTCTCTGTAGTCCATTAGTCTTGTTTTGCAAAGTATAAAAATATAACCATATAACTCAAGTCCATAAATACAATAGTAAAAGCTAGACCTATCCAGAAAGACAAACAATAAGCACAGCTCAAAGGCTTAAAGTCTAAAGTATAAAGTATTTTACTAATCGGTTGGTAAACATATCTAAAACCTTCCTTAGTCGAAAAGGTTTGTTTGAATAGACTAGTCCATCCTAGTATAGACAATATTGATATTATAATTATGCTCATTTGTTTTGTTTTCTTAATTTGTTATATATGCTTTCCATTCGTTCCTTAGCTGTTGCCCTATGTATTCCTGTGTGGTCTGAAAACAGTTTTATGCTTAGGTTTCTCTTTACTATCTCCTCTACCCATATTCTCTCCATTTCGTCCAGTTGTTTAACTTGTTCTAAGTATTCTTTGTACACATTATTGCTAATGTACGGAATATCTTTCAATTTTAAGTAGTCAAGCTCTGTAGATTCTTGTAAAACATTGTCAAAGTGCAAACGGTTAAATTCAGATCCAGACAAGTGAAACATCTTATAAGCTACCACAAATATAAACCCATCTATTTTGTTGAGGTTACTGGGTAGTTCATTTGTCAAAAAATATATGTTAACCTCCTGAGCTAAGTCTTTCCAAATGTCAGAATGTTTGCAGATATTCTTACAAGCAGTTTCTATTACTTGCCTCTTTTCTTTTATAAACTCCTCGTTCACGTTTGTAAATATAGTAATTTTTTTTGTTTAATATTTTTTATAACGTAATCTCTAGCAATAAGTTTCTTTGGAGGGTTCATTTTATCTATATGTTTTAAGAGGTCTAGCTGCTTCATAGCTTCTTAATCTTATCTTTAAATATTACCTTCATTTCAATAAGCTCAGGAATAGAATACTTCATTGGTTTGCCTCTTAGCTTCTTTAGCTCTTCAAATCTGCACAGTCCTATTCTATTCGGTAGCCTTTCGGTATAGTCTAGTAATGCTCCATGTCTGTGTTGATTACAGTAAACACATTGTCCATGTATATTTTCTGTGTTAAATCTTAATTCTGGGTTACCTCCTGCGCTGTAGTAATGTCCTGCATCGTACTTTCC